TCTACGCCTCGGCAACGAACACGGGCACGGCGACCAAACTCGCGCACACGATCACGGTCCCGGCCGACGCCACGCTCGTCGTCGCGTCGAAGGATCTCGGCCTCTGCCTGACCGAGGCCGAGTCGATTTACGCCACGGCCTCGGCCGGCGGCGACCTTCATATCGTCGCCTGCTGGAAAGAGCTGTCTTGATTCCTGGAGGTGACGCGTGAGGGGACCAGGAGGATACGTCGGATTCCGTCGCGTGCCGGCGGCCTCGGGGGTGCATTCCGCCGCGAGCGGTGTCTGGACGCTGCGCGAGGCCGAATCGTTCAAGCGGGCGGGGACCTGGCCGGTTTCGAGCGACGATTATTTTTCCAGTGTCGCCCTGCTGCTGCACGGCGAGGGCAGCGGCGCTACGATCGTGGACTCGTCTCCGACGCCGAAGACGGTCACGGCCTACGGCGACGCCACGCAATCCACGACCCAGGCGAAGTGGGGAAGCAAGAGCATCAGCAGAGGCACGAACGGCGCCGTCAATCTGGGCGTGGGGATGAACGGATTCGGCTCCGCCGACTTCGTGATCGAGGGGTGGTTCTATGTCCAGAGCGTCAGCGATTACAATTGGTTCTATGGATCGCGTCTGAATCCTGGAATAACGGGCGGCGTGCATTTCAACTATTACTCCGGAACGTGGAAGAGTGAATTCGCGACCGGCGGCGGCTGGCTAAGGGTCAACAACCTGGCAGTCCCGACCTCCGCGTGGTTCTACTACGCGTTCGTGCGATCCGGCACGACTGCGAGAACGTACATCAACGGGGCCTCGCAGGGATCCGTTACCGTGGGGACGTCGGCGCTCACTGGCGACACGGGGGCGATCACTCTGTTCAGCAGCGCGACGGCGACCTCCTCTTCATCCGACGGCGTGAATGGATTCGTCGACGATCTCCGTATTACTATCGGGACGGATCGCGGTTACACAGGCTCCACGATCGCCGTGCCGACCGCCGCATTCCCTGACTCATAGTTGGGCATCCCGTGACGACCATCTACTACGCCCTCCAGGACGAGCAGACGATCTACCTGCTCTGCCAACTCGCGCAGACCGGCTGTCTCGCCTACCTCGTCTACAGGCACCGATGAGGGGGCTGTCGTGACGCAACCTGTCCCTCGCTGGCGGCCGCCCACGATGCGACGGGCGGCGACGAAGGAGATCGCGCACTACCGGACCGCCGACTGGCAGGCGAAGCGGCAGCGGATCGCGATCCGCGACTCCTACGTCTGTCGCGACTGCGGCCGCGTCGCCTACGGGAAGGCAGGCCACGCCGACCACATCGTCGCCCTCGAGGACGGCGGCCGCGACGACGACGACAACCTCGCCTGGCGGTGCAGCTCGTGCCACGGGAAGAAGACGCGAGCGGAGCAACGGAGGCGAGGCGTTCTATGACTGCCGAACGCGCCGAAAAGGGGGGGTGGGGTCGGCAAGAATTATGCCATTCAACGCATGACCCCACGGCCCTCGCGCGCGAGTTTCCGGCGGTTTTCGATAGGGGGGCAAGGTTGACCCGTACCGCCACTCCCATACCGTAGGCCCAGGAGGCCCATAAATGCAGATCCGAGACCGCGTCCGCGAGCTACGCCGCGTCCGGGCCGGCGACCTGACGCCGAACCCGAAAAACTGGCGAACCCACCCCAAGGCCCAGGCCGACGCCCTCCGCGGGATTTTGGCCGAGGTCGGCTACGCCGACGCCCTCCTCGCCCGCGAGCTGCCCGACGGCTCGCTGATCCTGGTCGACGGCCACCTCCGGGCCGAGACCACGCCCGACCAGGAGGTCCCGGTCCTGGTCCTCGACATCGACGAGGCCGAGGCCGACAAGCTGCTCCTCTCGCTCGACCCGCTCGCGGCCCTGGCCGAGACGAACGCGGTCGCCCTCGACCAGCTCCTCCGCGAAGTTGACACCGGGAGTGAGGGACTCCAGCAGATGTACGCGGACCTCGCCGAGGCGGCGGACCTCTACCAGGACGACGCGAAGGAGATCGTCGAGGACGAGATCCCCGAGCCGCCGGCCGACCCGATCACGAAGCCGGGCGACCTATGGGTCCTCGGTGAACATCGCCTGCTCTGCGGCGACTCGACGAAGGCGGAGGATGTCGAGCGGCTGATGGCGGGTGCCAAGGCTGACATTTGCTTCACGTCGCCGCCATATGGTGCGGCTAACGTCGCCAAGCTGAGAGACCACTACGTCCCGGGAGCCGCGAAGCGCGAGTCGTTCTACGACCAGCACGAAGACGACCCCGACTCGTGGCCCGATCTTATGGCCGGGTGGTTCGCGGCGTTTCGGCCCGTGAGCGAGTGCGTGATCTGCAACGTCCAAATGTTGGCCGACAACAAGCGGGCGATGGTCCGCTGGCTCGCGGAACGGTCGGACGATCTCGTTGACGTGATCGTGTGGGACAAGGTAAACGCCGCTCCGCAGATGCAGGCGAACGTACTGTCGAACGCGTTCGAGTTTTGTTTCGTGTTCGGAGGCAACGCGTCGCGGGCGATTCCGTTCGCTGACTTTCACGGCACACTATCCAACGTCCTGCGGCTTGACCCACGAGGGAAGAACGACCAGGCCGACAAACATCGGGCGGTGTTTCCGCTGGAGCTACCGGCGTGGTTCATGCAGTCGCTTTGCCGCGAAGCGAACACGGTCGCGGATCCATTCTGCGGAACAGGCACCACGCTCATCGCCGCCGAGCAACTGGGCCGCAAGTGCTACGGCATGGAGATCTCGCCGGCCTACTGCGACGTGATCGTGAAGCGGTGGGAGACGCTGACCGGGAAGAAGGCGACACGCGAGGAGGTGCAGCATGGGAAAACGCGGACCGCGTAAACAGCCGACGAAGCTCCGCCTCCTTCGGGGCGACCCGTCGAAGGAAGGCAAACACGCCGACGAGCCGGTCCCGCCGGCCGGGGCCGTCGTCGCCCCGGAGTGGGTGACTGGCAAGGCCCGCGAGAAGTGGGACGAGGTCGTCCCGCAGCTCGAGGCGATGGGCCTGATCACGCCGGCCGATGTCGAGGCGATCGGCCGCTACTGTGCCATGTACGAGCAGTGGGTCCGCTACCTCGACCAGATCCGCCGCGGGCTCGACGTTCTCGTGATCCGGGACAAGGACGGCAAAGTGAAATACATGCAGTCGACGCCGGCCGCGACGATGTTCGTCAAGCTGGCCCATTCGATGCTCCGGATCGAGCAGGAGTACGGCCTGACGCCGTCGGCCCGGGCCGGCATGGAGGTGAACCGTGGGGAAGTCCGAGACACGCTCCAGGCGTTCATCGAAGGCCGGGCCTAAAAAGGCGACGCCGCGGAAGCCTCGCGGCCCGGCGTGGAAGCGGCGGCCCGAGTACGTCGCCGGCTACACGTTCGAGCAGGAGCGGGCCGACCGCGTCGTGGCTTTCGTCCAGCAGTTCGTCACCATGACGAGCGGCCGGAAGTTTGCCGGGAAGCCGATGAAGCTCATGCCGTGGCAGGTCCACGACATCATCGAGCCGATCTACGGCTGGGTGGACGACCAGGGCCTTCGCCGCTACCGGCGGGCCGCGATCTTCGTCAGCAAGAAAAACGGGAAGTCGTCCCTCATGGCGGCCCTTGTCCTCTACCACCTCCTGGCCGACGGCGAGCCCGGGGCCGCGGTCTTCGGGGCGGCCGTCGACCGGATCCAGGCCGGCGTCATCTACCGCTCCGTGGCCGCGAGCGTCCGGGCGAACCCCGAGCTGGCCCGGGCCCTCGAGGTGATCGACTCCCGCTCGACGATCGTCCACCGGCCGACGGCCTCTCGGTACACCTGCCTCGCCGCCGACTCGTGGCGGGCGGAAGGTATCGACGCCTCGGCCGTCGTGGTCGACGAGCTGCACGCCCACCGGAAGCCGGATCTCGTCCAGGCCTTGACCTACGCGGGAGCTGCTCGAGCCCAGCCGCTCGTCGTGGCGATCTCGACGGCCGGCGAGTCGCGGAACGGGATCGGCTACCAGTGGTACCAGGACGCCCGGCTGGTCGAGGCGAGCCCCGAGGCGAACCCGACATTCTTCGGCAAGATCTATGAGGCGAAGGAGGACGACGCCCGGGGCGTCGAATCGCCCGAGGTCTGGCGCGACGCGAACCCGTCCCTCGGCGTGACGATCTCCGAGAAGGACTTCGCGAACGACTACGCCGATAGTCTCACGAGCGGGACGAAGCGAACGTCGTTCCTCCGATACCGGCTCGGGATCTGGGCCCAGGCCGACGCCCGCTGGTTCCACGGCGACGACTGGGCGAAGTGTGGCCGCGAGCCGATGGAGCCGCTCGCCGGCCGGCCCTGCTGGGTCGGGGTGGACCTGGCCTCCAACCTCGACATGACGAGCGCGGCTTTTGTGTTCCGGGAGCAGGACGGCTCCTACTCGGTCGAGTGGAAATACTGGGTCCCGTCGGAGACCGTCGGCGACCGGGTCCGCGAGGGGATCCCGTATGACACCTGGATCCGCGAAGGCTGGGTGACGGTCACGGACGGGCACCGGCTCGACCATGAGGCGGTCGCGCGCGACATCATCGCCTACGGGGAGTCTCACGAGATCCGCGGCGTCGGGGTCGATCCCTGGCAGGCCGGGGCCCTGGAGACACTCCTCCAGCGGGAAGGGATCGAGGTGAAGTCGGTCGCCCAGCGGACGGCCTACCTGAACGCGCCCTGCAAACTGCTCGAGGCCCTGGTCGTCGAGGGCCGGCTCCGGCACGGAGGAAACCCGGTCGCGGCATTCAACGCCAACAACGTGTGTGTC